AATCCCAATATCAAAAAAAATCCAATATAAATTTCCAAAATATGTCAAGTGCCTGGGCTGATGGGTTGGTGTGAGATCCGACCACCACGCCAAAAATCCCAAATTTGCCCTTTTTAAAGACCACAGAGCGAAGAAAATACCCAACCCATACCAATACCCCAAAACAGGTCAAAAGTCCATCAGAACGGCTTAAAACCAGAAATCGAAAAACAACCAATACAAAAAAATTAAATATGTATGGGCAAAAAAAATGCCCACAGGTTACGCACCTGTGGGCAATAGTTTAGCGTGGGTCGGCAATCATCGCAGCGCAGATAACGCAGACCAAAATAAGGGAAAGGATAGCAAACATAGAAAATAATTTAATGTGAGGAAATTAGATAACAAAACCGCTGGCATCCTTTTTGGCCTTGCCTTTTGCCCTAAGACCTAAGACCACGTTGCGGACATCTAACATAAGGTCATCCCGTTTGTCACCATCGACAACACGGAAACCGTGCCAAGTTGTGGGAAGGTCGTCATCCCTGAAAACAACGGAAACCGTGCCGCCTGAATTTAGCACTTGCAATGTATCCCTATCATTGCAATCGGAGCGCGAAAAGCAAAGGTTATACTTTGAGCCTGTGTACCTTTTTACACGTGCTGGGTTCTTTGTGTAATCGTAAAAGACCAAATTTTGAAACTCGTCTAAAAGCGATATATCCAGCCCTTTGTCAAAAGAATAGAGAAAATCGATATCTGATGTACCGTTAAGCCGAACGGCGCCAACTGTCCCGCGCTTTTTCATCAACTTGTCAAATTTCGTCAACTCGCTAAGTAGTTGCGTTAAAAAATCATGCTTATACTGTAGATAGAATTCCGTACGCCGAGAGCGCGCTACCTGTACAGATTGGAAAGCACCACGGCCAGCACTAAAGAGGCAAGCCGAGATACAACCGGCCGTTGCGTGCGAGCAAACCGTCCAACCCTTGGTGTTTTGAAAGGCTGGAGCAAGGTACAAAATACGTGTTTCGCGTGTATTCTTGGCCGTTTTGCTGTTTGTTTGTCCCTTGGACAATAAGACGCGCTTTTTGTAGTATTCCAAAAAATCACGCTTTTGCCAAAAATCGAATTCATCCCAAACATTCATAATAGAAAAATTTTAATATGTGAAAAAATGAATAATACACAAAGATAAAAAAAGAACCGTATTTTTTAATCTTTTTTTCCAGATTGAAAATATATTTTTATTTGTAATAAATTGGAATCTACAGGGAGCGCAAACGTGCGCGGTTATTGGCTGTAACCGTTTTTTCGCTTCTGAGCGCAGATTGACGCAAAAATGAATACAGATACCAGAACGGGACAAAATGCCCGTAGAACGCCTTAAAACCGCAAATACAAACATCGATTTATGTATAATATGAATATATGAGTACTTAGGTAATATTTTCACATATATAGGGATCAATCATGTATTTTTTTTGCATATGTTAGGAAAAAGGATATAATTTATTTGCATATGTGATTCATCAGGTATTTTTAGATATGTTATAAAGATTAATATATATTTTTTCTATGTGCTATTTATGATATTTTTTTCAATGTGTTTTTTCTTTGATATAAAATATTGCTATGTGTTGAGAGCGGGATGAGACGCATGAGAAAGAGATCCATGTGTTATTTTTCTATGTGTTACAGGTGGTCAGGTAGTGGCTGCATGAAAAAAAACGATACAATTTTTTTCTATATATTTTTCCGACAAAATTTTTGTTTTAAACAATTTGTGGGGGGTATTTCCCCATGTCGCGCAGGTGGGGGTGCATTAAACATTATGGTCCCCCCTCACGCTATAAATTCTAAAATACGCACCAACAATTCTAATCGCACACCTAACAATTTCAATCACGCCCTACTTTTTCAGTACGCTCTACTTTTCTAACACGCTCTAAAATCTGCCCAGTAAATTTTCTACAATCTGCACAATGGGGGGGTCTTTTGCCAAAGATCTCAAATAAGTACCCCTACCTATTGTAAGCCCTTCTAAGGGGTTTTCACGCTTTTCCAATCTACTTCCCCCACAACTGTTTTTAAGTGGCTTAGAACGCCTAAAAAGGGTGTCACAAAAACCGTACACAATAAGATGGGATATAAGGGCGGGTGGCTAAAATAGAAGAAATAGAGGGTACTGGCTCATAATTCACAAAAATTGTGTACTTGAAAATCCTTCAAAAACAGGTGTCACAAAAACCAGACATAATAAGATGGGATTATAGGGCGGGAGGGAAAATAAAGAAAATAAGGGGGGAACGGCTTAATCTGTGTCTCATCCCCTGTAGACACAAATACCACTTGACAAAAATAGAATTATTTTGTATATTTGTAAAAAACTGTTATGGAAAGCAGAGTTATTGAAATTGTACATTGTATAGAATCTAAGGGGAGAGGTGTGAGGTATTCTTCTTTATGGAAGAGGATTTGTCAGAGGTTTTTGACTTTGTATTATTTTTCTCGGAAATATTTGGATAGGGCTTTGCCTTCTCGTACTGTATATAGCTATCGGATTATTTGGAGGGGTGCGCCTATACCTGTTTCTACGAAGGTGGTTATATTGAATAGAACCTTTATTGTTGTTTCTTCTAGTGAGATGGTTTCTTTCTTTGAGGATCCTTATGAGAGGTTTTCTTTAGATAAGGGACGTATTAAGGTATTTTTATTTTAATTATTGAACTATACACATTTTTGTGTTGTTTAGAAGGTTATGAAGTACGCATTGATATTCTTGGTGTCTACAGGGGTTCTGTTTTCAAAACCAAAGGAGGTTCCTATCCCTGAAGACGTAGATAAGTATATTCAGAGATATGCCCATGTGGCTGTATCTGAAATGGACAAGTATGGGATACCTGCATCTATAAAGTTAGGTCAGGCTATTTTAGAAAGTGGGAAAGGCAAATCCAGGTTGGCTATTATTGCTAATAATCATTTTGGGATTAAGTGTCGCACTTTTAATCACTCTATTATGGAGTTGATTGATGGCTGTGTGGATTATCCGGATTCTGATAAAAATGGGAAATGGTCGAAGGCGCAGTTTTTAAATTTTAAGACTGTGTGGGCATCTTATCGGGCGCACAGTTTGGTGTTGTCTGGAAGTCGTTATAAACATTTACAGACTTATGGGAAAGATTACCGGAAATGGGCTTGGGGGTTGTATAGAAGTGGGTATGCGGTGGATCCTAATTATGCGAATAAATTAATTGCCGTTATTGAGGCATATAACCTTTCACAATTTGACACAGTATGATTCAATCTATTTCTAAAAACAAATTAGAGGAAATTGGTGGCGAGTCGGGATTTTACATTCCTATGATCTCTACCCCTGAAATGAAGGTCAAGGATCACGCATTTCCGATTTTATTGGTATTCTACGAAGATTATTTGACAATTCGTGTGGCTGTGGATAGTGCGGAAGTGTTGACATCTATTGTTCTTTCGGGAGATGAGCAAACAGATGAATACGAGACCGCTGAAGATTATGTAGAAGAGACGAATATTTATCCGAGTGCGATTAGTGCTGTTACCCTGACAGGACAAAAGGACGAACCATATTTTGTAATTTTAAGCGGAGTTGTAAATCGGAGTATTCCTTTTGAGAATTACGATGACGCTGTTTCTGTGAAAGCATATATTCAGGCTTGGCTAAGTGGAAAAGCATAAGAAAAATTATCTCAAAACTTTCTACCCCAAATGGGGATCAAACGATGTACTACCCTGTGAGCGATGCAATAACCCTGGTCATGATGTACACCACATAGATGGCAGATGGTGCGAAGATTGCGACAACCCTGAAAAGCTAATGTTGCTGTGTAGGGGTTGTCACGCTCGCTATCACGATGGGGTAGGAATTACAAGGGAAGAATTGAGCGACATACATCAAAAGTTTATGAAATGGAGACTAAGAGTCAACAGCAAAAATACCCTGTATTTAAAAAGAAATTAGTTTTTAGTGATAAGTTTGAAATGCAGCGTGTAAGGGTTGCACTTATAAATGCCATTTTTGAGAAGAAATTGGCAAATCGGGAAATTGATTACTTAGCGTATTATTTAGCATTAAGCGGTGATATTGTAGATTTAGGAGGGCGATTTTCAGCAACAGCTACCGAGATTGTTAAAAAGCAGATGGGGGTGACATCTCAAAGGATGACGAACATTAAGAAGGGATTAAAGAAAAAGAATTTAATTATTGAAAAAGATGGCAAAGAAGAAATCATCCCGGAACTCCACCCGAAGTCGCAAGAAGGGGCGGGATTCATCATCGGACTCCAAGTTTCTATTGGATCTGGAGAAAACCAAGATGTATCGGAGTAATGAACGGGTGTTTGATAAATTCTTTCGTGAGTTAGCGAATATTGTACATGATAGAGAAAATATATCATTAATCGATTTAGGGGATTTAGGCATTATTAAGCCTAATGTAAAGAAGGCAGTTGGAATGTATTTTAAACACCAAGAGCTGTTAGATCAAGGCAAGATAAGCCAAGAAACTTTTGACAAATACCAAAATGTAGTGATAAATGTACTCAAATATGCTAATATTTCATTGGATAGCGGAAGTGATTCACAACACGAGGTTTTGGGCGTACAACACCCGGAGCGAGACTCGGAAGAATAGTTTTATTGAAGTGATGCTTTTGTTTGTGAGTTTGGAAACGGAGATGGCTGCGGTTTTTACAGGTGTTACAGGAGAGAAAGTTAATTTAATAAATCACGATATTAAAACTTTCAAATACACGCAAGAATTTTTTAAGAAATTAGCTGAACGCTTAGGTAAAGAAGATCCTCCGAAAGAATTATCTCACATTACTAATCGCTTAATCGACCTATGTTATCAAAGCCATGCCAAATTATCGATGAAATAAAAGCGGATTTTCAGATGCTTTTGTTTGAGATCAAGATGAATGGAATACGAAGCGGATTAAATAAAGTATACCAGGTTTTTATTGCCTATGTGCGCTATGTGTTCTTTCCGCTGCTTCCTGTTTATGTACAAGAACAGATTGTAAAACGGCATATTGATGCAAAATGTAGTCATCTGAAGAGGTGTCAATCGTGTGGCTGTAAGATGCCTTTTAAGTTGTATGCCGAAGGATCGTGTGGTGAGGATTGTTATTTGGAGTTTATGAACAAAGTTGATTGGTTAATTTATAAAAAGAACAACAATGTTACATTTAAGGGTAAACGATTTCGAAAGCGTTTTTGATGTAGGCGATGCTCAGGTCAATCAACCCCTGAAACTACAGTTCCATTTGCCGGAAGTGTTTAAATCCGCAAAAGGCACTTGTGGCTGCACCACGACAAGCATTTCAAATGATACGCTTGATGTAGTATTTATGGCAAAGCCTCATGAGCGAAATCAGGTAGTTCGCAAAACAATCAAATTATATCGACCAGATGGTGAGGAGGAGAAAATACAATTTAACGCAACAGTAGTATGAGAGCATTAGACATACATGAAGGTCGTGTAATTCCAACACCGGAGGCTTTGGCTGTTCCGGTGATTGCGGCTTTATACAGTAGGGATAAAAGCAAGAAAAAAGAGCGGGCGTTCGATGAATTGTGTTATGTGGTTTTTATGACTGATCCAAGAAAGGCAAATCCGTATATGGGTTTGAATTTAGAGGAGCGCAAAGATAAGCTCACAAAGGAGGTTTTGTCTAGCAAAAACCCCGATAAATTGGTGGATGAAGCAGTTAAATGGTGGCAAGAGTATTGGAGTCGGAACATTCCTGAGATCGAAGTGTGGCAAGATGCGCAGTCTGCTGCTACGTCTTTAATGGACTATTTAAAGAATGTAGATTATGATGAGCGTACGAAAGGGGGTAGTATGGTACACAACCCAAGCCATGTTGCTTCCACTCTTGCTAAAGTGAGTGACATTCTTCAGCAGTTAAACAGTTTAGGTAGAAAGATACAAGAAGAAGCTTTTGACATCATTAAATCACGGGGCGGTCGTGAAATAAATCCACTAGAAAGATGACATTAAAAGAACAGAATGCAATTCTTCAGCAAGAAATTAAGTGGCTTACTGCGGAAGTTAAGCAAGTTAAAGACGAAAATAACAAGCTGCGTATTCGGCTTGGGAACATACAAGAGATATGGCATGATGTGCAAATTATCTTCCCGATTGTCCTTCAGATGTTGAATGTGTTTAAGGGCAAGTTTGTGATTTGGACATTGATTTTTAACGCAGGTTTCTTTATTACCAGCTTTAAAAAGATTAGAGACACCGTTTTTGAAAACCAAACAGGGGATGAACTCAATCCGAAACAAGGATGGGCTATGGATAAACAGTAATGTTTTTCGTGAGGAGGCTATCCATTACGAGAAGTATGGTTTTTACTGCCCCGATCCGTATCTGTCTTATGGATGGAAAGAGTATTGGGACGAGCAGAGACGAAGATGTCTTGAAGGCTATGAGGTAGGTGGCGTTAAAATTACGGGCAACCATTACGCATATCTGAACTTCTGTGAGATTTATGATAAAAGTGCAGGTCAGTCAAAGTTTCCTGATTTTTGGGATGGAGACTTTGACTTTTTTTGGTTTTTAGACATTGCACGATATGGGATCAAAGAATCCGAACTAAAGAAACTGCATTTAGAAGCAACGCCTACACATCTTGAGGGGAATCGCCATTTTATGATGGCAAAGTGTCGTCAGCGAGGGTTTACATGGAAGTTGGCAAGTATTGCTTCTAACACTTTCAACCACCTGCGGAAAACACAGACGCTTCTTGGGGCATACGATAAGGGTTACTTGTATAAGGGAGGTGTATGGGATAGAACATTAGAGTGTCTTAACTTTGTCAACACTCACACGGGATGGAAATTCGGAAAGGCTAAAAGCGATAGTGCCTACCAAAGAAAGGGATTTGTAGAATATGTAGATGGTATTCCAGTAGAAGGTGGGTTTCAGTCTGAGTTGTTTGCTGTTACCTTTCATCAAACAGCCTCCGCAGCACGGGGAAAAGTTCCATACTATGTGATATTTGAGGAGGCAGGGGAATGGCCAGGTCTTGACTCTGCATACATGGCAACACGACCTGGATGTGAGGAAGGAGGTAAATTAACTGGTCAAATTATAGTTGGTGGCACAGGTGGAGATATGTCTAAGGCTTCTATTCCTTTTTCAGATATGTTCTATAATCCAGACGCTTACAACCTGTTAGCGTTTGAAAACATATGGGATGATGATAGTGGCGAGGGGAAGTGCGCATTCTTTTTTCCAGAGAATTTGTGCAATAAAAGTTTCATGGACGATATAGGAAATTCGTTTATGGAAGAGGCAAAAGAATTTGAATTAGAGGAGCGCAAAAAATTGATGGTGGCATCTGGCGGGACTGTATCTATGGCAAAGAGATTGTCTGAGCATCCTTTAAAACCATCAGAGGCATTCTTAGTCGATTCAGTCAACGACTTCCCTGTAGAACTACTGCAAGCCCAACTATCGAAAATACGTTCGTCAGAAAAGCTCTCTCGCTTAGGTAAAGTTTATGAGTTAAAATACTTAGAAAATAAAATTGTTGCTGAACCGGATTTAAAAGGCAAGAAAACACCGCTTGTACATTATCGGCAAAAGAGTTTAGATCAATCTGGCGCAGTTGTAATTTATGAATTGCCTCCTCCAAATCCACCACCGGGACTTTATTTTATTGGATACGACCCTTATCGCCATGATAAATCACAGACAGATTCATTAGGATCGTGTTATGTATGGAAGGGGTATCAAGAATATTCGGCAACAGGTGATACGATTGTTGCAGAATATGTAGGTAGACCTAAAACGACAGATGATTGTGATGAAATTATACTGAGGCTGGCAAAATTGTACAATGCGCAAGTGATGTACGAGAATGAAGTTTTAAATACTAAAACTTATTTTACCTACAACAATGCATTAGATTTCTTGGCTTTAGAACCAAGTAATATTATTTCATCTATAGTACCAAACAGTAAAGTAGATAGAAAGTTCGGTGTGCATATGAGTCCCAAAATTAAGGAGGCTTGTGAAAAGTATGCAAAGCGTTGGCTCCTGACACCCAGGGGTACACGAGAAGATGGAACTAAAATACTGAATTTACACGTTTTATATAGTATTGGTTTGTTAGAAGAGTTAATTAAATATAACAGGACAGACAACTTTGACCGAGTTATGTCCTTTTTTATGGTAATGATTGCGATTCAAGACAATGATAGTAAAAGCCGTGAAACGCAAAGTAGGGAAAGTAAGGTCATAGATCAGTTGCTTAATATGTCTAAATATAAAAAATGAGGGCGCAAGAAGAAATAAGGCTTACCCAACGTCAGAAAGACGAAAATGACTATGCTTGGTATAAACAGAACATCAAAGCACTAGATCATCGTTCCTTTGAAGGCTATAATTATTTTGGGTACACTTCGACATGGTACAAAGATAAGATAAATTATGACTTGTACCACAATAAAATTAATCGGGCAGATTTTGAATATGTATGCAAACCTTGGGGGGATTCTGTTAGCGAAGATATGCCAGCTGAATTGGTAAACAGGGACATCTGTTCGGGTAAGATAAATGCGATTATTGGATTGGAAATGCAGCGTCCTTTTTCCTATCAAGTAGTTGCAACAAACAAAGAAGCAACTACACGCAAGGAGAAGAAGGAGTTTGAGTTGATCCAAGATTATGTGATGGAGCAGATTATGACTCCTATTCGTCAACAACTCCAACAGCAAGCGCAGCAGGTAATGCAACAAGCCCAAGAGCAGGGGCAAAATTTAGAAGAATTAGAGCCGCAAATAATGCAGCAAATGCAAGAGCAAGAAGCGGCTATGACACCACCCGAGGTAAAAAAATACATGGCTCGCCAGCATCAGGATGTAGCAGAGTTACTTGGAAATCAGATACTTAATTATTTAAAGCAGAAAGAAAGTATTGAAGACAAGTTTAACAAAGGTGCATTACACGCAGCCATTAGTGCTAAGGAAGTATATTGGATTGGCGAGGTTAATGGAGAGCCTGTACTAAAAGTGGTCAATCCATTGACCTTTGACTTTGATAAAAGTCCCGATGTAGACTACATAGAGGATGGCGAATGGGCAGTGGCTGAATATAGAATGACTCCGACTGAAATTATATCAGAGTTTGGGGATGAACTAAAAGACGATCAGATAGATCGGGTGTACAGTTTTTCGTACAACTATGAAAACAACATGAATTATTTCCAAACAGAGCCAACAGATACGGCTTTTAGTGGAAATACGATTCGTGTGTTGCATTGTACTTGGAAAGCCTTGCGCAAATTAGGCATTTTGACCTATGAGGAAAATGAGCAGACCCTGAAGAAATATGTAAGCGAAAACTATAGGATTGATAAGTCAAGAGGCGATGTGTCAATTAAATGGTTATGGGTTCCCGAAGTACACGAAGGATACCAAATTATGGACGACATTTTTGTAAGGATGCGTCCTGTTCCAAACCAGCACAAAGACATCAACAACATCTACCATTGTAAGTTGCCTTACGTTGGTGCAGTATATGACAATACAAACTCTGTACTCACCTCCTTTATGGATAGGCTTCGTCCTTATCAGTATCTTTATAACATTCTGTGGTATCGAATGGAACTTGCCATTGCACGAGACAAGGGTAAGAAGTTTGCGGTGGACATGAATGCCATTCCGCTTAATCAGAATCTTGACCTACCTAAGTGGCAATACTATATCGAATCTGATAGTATCATCTACCTTAACTCCAAACAAGAGGGGGATAGGTTTAATCCGCAGGGTATTGCTCAGTTTGTCAAGGAGGTAGATATGACAAATACCTCAGACATTGCCCGTTACCAGACCCTGCTGAGTTACATTGACCAACAAGCTGGAGAATCCATCGGAGTAACCAAAACATTGGAAGGTCAAATCCAAGAAAGGGAGGCAGTCAAGAATGTCAACCAAGCCTTAAATCTT